TACAAACTTGGTTTTGCAGGGGCGAGATTTGCCAAAGGTGATTCTACCAAGCCCCTTGGTATGCTCCCCCTTTTTCTCTTTCCTACATCCAATTATTTGCTTTGTGCTTTTCATAGATCGCTTTGCCTTTCTCATAGAACTCCGGCTTGTTGTGATTCTTTAGTTGTTCGTCTGGGTTGCCCCCTGTGAACATAGGATTCTCGTGTTTGAATTGGATGTGTCGAGCCTCGATTACCACTTGGTCTAAGTAGGCAAGGTCTGTGAACTCGTTGTCTCCGTAAATCCCATCGCTCTCTTGGTAGTCGGGGTGGAACATGTGGCCTTGCTTCTTTAGCCTATCTTTCGTGAGAATCGCCATACAGAGGAGTTTATCTGTTCTAAGCCCATCTGATACCGCAAGCACCTTCTCGGCCTTGCTGTCCCCAATAGCGGTCGAAATTAGGGTGTCCCAATGGCGGGGCGGACTCCAATCATCGGACATTTGAATAATGATGTCCCCCTTGGCTAGCTTTGCCCCAGCGTTCCAAGCGTTCACGATGCCGCCGGGGTTGCATCGAATACCTTGGTGCGGGGTGTAATCTTGCTTCTCATCTGCATCCACCATGAACAGCCATTCAATTTCAAGGGGTTTCTCAGCCGAGCATAACCATTGCCATCTCCTCTGCCAAGCGATCTGCGGCCTGCCCTTGGTAGCATGAATCACGCTTATCTTTGGGGCTGGTTTCATCTTCCTTACCTTCTCAACCTCCACGCTTTCTCCAATACAAACCGAGGCAGTTTCAAATAGATCGAGGGCTTGCCAGTTGTAGATCGCTTCGACTTGATTCCAGTAATGAGCCTTTGGCCTATGAAGAGTCATGCAACATCGAATTGCTCCGTAGGCTTTATGCCAACTAGCCTTCCCCGAGTAGTGGTTTGCTATATAAAAATACGCCTCTCTGCGGTCTGGTTGGAGAGCCACGGCTTGTCCTAGCCACGCCAGCCTATCGCCATCCGCCACAATCCGCCCCAGATTGCAAAGCACATCATATCGAAGGGTGTCCTCTAGCTCTGGAAAGGCCAAGGCTCTCATGCTTGAATCAATACACTTCTCGATTTGACCAGAAAGAAAATACTCTTGGGCTTGGTAGTAGAGGGAGTTGGGAGCAGTTGAAAGGGTGTCGGCTAATATGTTAAAGTTCCTTTCAGCACTTTTGGGCTTGTACCCATCGGGCTTGTGGATGCGGAATATCTTATCTGTTGCTATGGTCTTGTTCGGCTCTTTAGTGACAAGCATCTCGTGAACTCGATTCTTCCAAACACAAGTGCCTTTCTTTGAAATTTCTTCTCTAAGGGGTTGAAGACCCGCATTAGAAACATCGTACTTTAACGCCACTAGGTGAGCGTCCTTTTCAATGGCAAGGGCAATAGCCTCCTCCACCACCCTCTCCCCGCCTTCGGCCATTACATCATCAGCGTCCACCCATAAACACCACTCGCTTGAGCAAGCGTCTAGCGCAGTATTCCGAGCCGTTGCGAAATCGTCTACATGATCCCAATCAGTTCTTTTATTCTGGTAATGAACGATTCTAGCACCGAGAGAAAGTGCGATCTCCTCTGTCTTGTCGGGCGTAGCTGACCCCCTAGAAATACATACAACCATTTCTTTTGCGACTGGGGCAAACGACTTGAGGCAACGCTCAATATAGGCTTCTTCATTTCCAGCTATTAGATAAACAGAAAGAGGATATTTCATTTTAGGATTTCAGCAGGATTTCTAGTTTTTAATCATGCCAATCCAAGCCCAGTTCCTAGAGTGGTTTTGTAGAGGTCATTTAGTGAGATTAATTGTGCCTCGCTAATTTCGTCGCCGCTCAATGCTGTAAACGAAATTGTTCCAGTATATTCAGACCCCATTCTTGAAAAAGTGTAGGTGCTTCCCTGATTAAATGTTTGTCCAGCTAATGATGCCTTCGATACCTTGTCTCGGTAAACAAACAGCGACCCGCTAGTAGTTCGTCCAATTATGGAGTAAAATATATTTTGAGGCAGGTTGGCTGAAAGTAAATTTGCTTCTGGGCTTGAAACACCGGAGTTTGGAAGATTAAAACCACAATCAAAAGCGGCAAACGAACCAACATATAAAAATGGGTTTCTTCTCGTATTGGTTCCAGCATCTTGAACATCAAAAAATCTGTTTGCAGTATATCCAGTAATACTACCAACACCCATCGCTAATTTATTTACACGACTCGTTGCAATCACATTTGAAAGACTTAAATAATTAGTTCCATTAAAAGTAATGCCATCAGTACCCCATGTTGGGCTTGCATTAAGAGTAGCGTCATATACTCCATAACCACCCAAGGAATATGCAGTCGTTCCGCTTCCTTTGTTTTGGGCAGAGCGTAAAGGCCAGCTAACTATATTATTCCAAAGGCCTAGTGCTTTTGTGCCTACTACAAAGGCGCTGATTTGAGATTTTGCTGTGGCATCTGTCACGCCAGCCCTCTCAAAATATGCTACGGCATCTGCATCGAGGCCACCTATTTTTGATAGCCCACCAATCCGAACTCCAACATTGATCATCATAAGGATTTTACCTTAGAGACAATTAATCGCCGATGCCAAGAACAATCCCGCTATGGATGGAAAATGCTGTGCAAGTTCCAGCGAGATAAATCCCTGCGTTGATCGTAGAGGCAGAGGCCGCAGTAGCATTGGCAAGGTCTGAAAAGCCAGTCACGGCAGATGAGATGCTTACAAACTTTGTGTCTGTAATAACATAGATGCCAGCGAACTCGTTGGGCGTTGTGATTGCTGTTCCAGTTGTGACCACATATCTTGTTCCGGGTCTAGCGGCGTGGGAAATTTGGTCGTAATAAGGTTCTGAATTAGTTAAGTCGGCCATATAGTTTATTATCCTTTGTCAAAAGAAAAGGGGGGACAGGCTTTCACCCATCCCCCCTCTTCGGGAATCAACCACCAATTTTTATCAGCTATAAGTCGTCGTGATTCGGACGGCGGCGTTCGCATCAATGACTTTCTCCGAGGTGCTCATTCTCACCCGTAGGACATTCGAGCGACGAGCCTCGTCACGATAGCTCTCTGAGACGAATCCACCGGGAGCGTCATCAGCCCAAACCAAGGTGCGACCTAATCCGCCAGCGGTGAACTGACCGCCAGCAACATTGGCAACTACGATCTTGGTATCGGGAACAATGAACGAGCCAGAATACGCCTTGTTCTTGTTAGCAGAGTTGATCGCCGCACGACCGATGTAGACTTTATCCACACCGAACGCTTCGGCAATCTGAGCTTCGTCGAGCAAGCGACCACCAGTATTAGAAACAACTCCGTAGAATTGGTTCTGCAAGAGGGTGGTGCGACGAACACGCTCGTACACATTGGCAGACATGATGACCGCATTGGCACTATAACCTAATTTGTTCAAGGCGAGCTTGCCAGCCGCAACATCCGCAGGGGCGTTGATAGTTGCAAGATTGGCCTCAATGTAGGAAGCCGTAGGGCTAACATCAGCCGTGGTGAAGGGGGTCGTTGTTGCCCAGAGCAAATCAGCCACCCGCTTTTCGTGGGATAGCTTAACTTGGCGGAGCAAGAACTTCGCCGTCTCTGCTTCGAGCGAAAAGAACCTATCGGCATCCGCACGGAAAGAATCGTCAAGCAATTCTTCCAGTCCGGTTTCCTGACAATCGTAATTATCAGAGGTGAATTTTCTTGAAGCCCTTGCGTATTCGCTACCAGCGTTCCGCTTGGCCGCATCAGCGTTCAAGAGGTCAGCATCGGCAGTCTGCACTTTGAGGTAAGTTCCGCTCTTTGCCGAAACGGGCAAGAGAGGGAGAACTTCCGCACCGATCAATCCAATTTCAGCGGGAGACTCAATCAATGCTTGGTTAATGTCTGCACGAATTGTGGCAGAACCACTGCTAGAAATAAAACTCATATTATATTATTCTTTCTTTTGTTTGTTGTTGTTGTTTAGAACATCGGGATCGCAACTTCGATCACAGCGTTTGTTGCCGTTGCCGCTTCGAGAGCAACACCAGCCGTCACGAGGTTAGCGGCCAAAGTGGTCACCAAGCCGGACGCATCAAATTTCAGCGTATCGCCAACTGCCGCAACCCCAGAAACTGTTGCGAAGAAGGTCGGGTGGAACAGCTTAACTGCCACAAAGCCACCAGCAACGACATCTTCTTGAGTCACGCCGACAGCTTTAGTTGCACCAGTTACCGCAACATTTACAAAGCCCGCCGTGGTGGTATCGGGCTGAACGAATCGGAACGCCGAGATGGCAGAAGCCGAACCGAATGTGCGAAAATTTCCGTCGATTTGTGTAGACATTTTCTTTATATCCTTTTGTTAGATTTTGGTAATGCCACGGCTTAACGCTTCGGCATATTCATTGGGGTTAGACAACATCACAGCTTTCATGGCTGAGAGCTTCGAAGTTTTGTAGTCGCTATGGGCGGCCACGAGTGCTTCAAAATTCTTGGGTTCAACTTTTGCGGGAGCTTCCACAACGGGCGAAGCAGAGATGGGCTTGATGCCGAACTCGGTGAGAACTTTCTTCACCACTTCGCTCATCTCCTCCTTGGTCTCATCCTTCTTTTCCTCGGTCTTTTCCTCGGTGGGTTTCTCAGAGGTATGTTCGCCCATCTCCTCTTTCTTTTCCTCATCCTTGGGTTTCATCGCCTCTTCCAAGGCGGCGAGACGAACTTTAATTTCGTCCATATCTTT